TCGGTAGGTCCTTCGGAAGCGAATCCAGCAATATACGTTGTAGTGCCTGTCTGAGCTGTGCGAAGTGATAGATCACTCTCACGAATCTCGACACCTGGAGATTGAATTGTCCTATTAGCCATATCATTATTTATGCTTTTTGAGACAAAAATCTGTAACTATTTTAACTTAGTAGTTAATAAGTTTAGAGTGAATCTGCGAATATACAAATGTCATCGATGAGGTAATTTCCTCAGCATTTCGATAGTTATACTGTATTTCTCCTAAAGTTACAGGGAAAGCTTTTGTATAGGTAAATTCAATACGTTTATTATTAAACTCATCTAAACCGAACAATGTCATATCTGTCTGATAGCTTTTAAAATCTTCATCTGTGACTAAATCAGCAGCATCGTATAGCCCTTCTTTTTGATCGTGCATTAAATTAAGCCATTTATACAGAACCCAATAGTTATTGAATCCATTATCAATAGTAAATTCAACAGTTACTGGTGGAAAAGGCTCTCTTGCATGAGTTGAGTTATATAAGTTGGAACCTGCATATGGTATCTGTAAAGCTGGTACATCTAGTGTAGGTACGACGGCACCATATACGGAGAACTGAAAAGCATCTTCATTAACATTGTATGTTTGTCTATCAGTTTTTGAATCAATCTTACGCATAGCCGGAGGTAACGAGAAAACCAGAGTAAACTTATCAGTTCTACTCTTATTAAGAAAGGATTGATTATTTTGGTTTACAGCCATACTGTTATTTAATCTAAAGTTGCGTAAATCCTTGATCTAATAGATCATAATAATCATCACCCATATCTTTATCATCACTATTTGTCATGCCCCAATAAACTGGATTAAGATCCGGACTACCTCCAGTAACTTCATTATCAGTATAGATTGAAGTTGGATCTTCAAATAATGATACTCCAAAATCTAACGGCTCAATTGTCTTAGGTCGCCCGGTATCATCCTTTTCAATAATTTCAAAGTATTGTTCACATATCTCGTTATCTAAAACATAGTATCCATACATTAAAGCCATAACTAAGTCATCGTGACAACCATGCCTAGCCTTCCAAGTACCGTTTGGGTACCGTACAAAGTTCCGAAGTTCATCTAAAGTTTCTTCATCTCGCATAACAATTGACTTCAGATCGTTCATCCAATAACGCATGTTAATAATACCACGATGCTTTGTATTAGTATGAGCAATCATACCTTGCATACGCTTTTTTCTATGAGCAGCTTTATTACCGTAGGAAACCAGCTTTGGATAACTCATATCATATGCAAGACGGTCAACTACTTGAGCCCCACAATTGTTACGCTCAACTAAAGCAAGAGGTGAGCCATAGTTACGAAGAATCTTATAAACTTTATTACTAAACTCCATTGGAGATATTTTATTATTACGATAGACTGCTACCTGTCTTACTTCTGCTGGATCTGTAATATCTAACATCTGTATAATAGAGCTATCTTTTCCTACACCTTCAGCTGTATCAACACCAGCAGCGTATATTCTACCCTCCTGTGCTTCTTCCCAAACTTTATAACAACCATCATCAAGTACAACTTTAGGGTCACAAATTTGTCGTTCCATCATTTCATATAAAGCATCATCAATTGAAGCCTCACCAGAATTAATCCACTCACAACAAAATTCTTGACGCCATGCTTCATCAGATCCAATTGTTTGTTTAGTAGTAGCTGCCCATTTTTCATCTCGTCCAGGTACCTCATCCCACATTATTTTTCCATACGCCCAGCCGTTCTCCTTAGTTTCAGCTCCATTATAAAGTCTATAGAATAAATTCTGCGTACCATTGGCTGTTGAGCATACAAACGCTTTTGATTTTTTGGAAGACGAAATAATAGGAAAGACTGATTTCCAAAACTCATCTACTAAATGAGGTTCAATAAACGCCATCTCATCAACTACTAAGCAGTTAACAGATTGTCCACGAGCAGCTGTACCAGTTGTTGTAGTTATACCAATACGAGAACCATTCTCAAGAGTCATAGATGTCTTAGCATATTCTTTTACTGGTGGTTTAAGCCAGTTAGGTAATTCTTCGTAAGCCATTCTAACACGAGAAAAAATTTCAATAGCGGTTGCTTCTTTGTTTGCAACGAGAAGGATGCGTTGATCTTTTTGAAAGCATGCCTGCCATAATAGATAAATTGTCATAAGTGTTGACTTACCAATCTGACGAGAAGCTAAAAGAATATAGAATCTATTGTCTCTCATAGCTCTTAATGCTTTTTTCTGCGCTGGGTACAGCTTAATTTTTTCTCTACCCGCATCTAGGTTAACAATATAAAAAAAGTTTTCAGCAAAGTATAGGATATTCTTCTGAGCCTTTTTAAGAGATTTAATCTTATCCGGAGTATACTCTCCTTGCCAGTTACGATTGGGTAGATTATCATTACCCATATAGAACATACCTGTATCTTTTTTTGACATAGACTAAGCTTATTTAATCATATATTTTTATTTTACAACTATTCCTAGTTTTTGCTACCAGTTGACATAAATATTAGCATGGCTAAAACAAAAGACCTTAAAGATCTCGGTGAGGTTTATGGTAACCTTGGTAAAGAGGCTACTGTTGTTGCTGAGAATTTAGAAGCGCAAACAGTTGGTGATAAGACTGCCAACGTTGGCGATGCAGACATTCAACCTGGTGGCCCAACGGCAGAAGGTGGTTTTGAAGAATCGGAAGTTGATATTAAAAAGGTAGGTGATGATAATCCTTATAATGTAAAAGGATTGTCTTACGGTGATGACAACTGCCCTACTCTTGAGACAGAGCAACCGGAAGAGCAAGAAGCTGGAGAAAAGAAAGATGATCCAGAAAGTTCAACTGAAGAAGAAGATGAGGAAGAATTTTCCGGAGAAGTACTTGAAATTGCGCGGGAGGGACTAAATAAATATATGGCCAATAAATCTATTTTTGATGAACTCTATGCCAAAGTCATTAACGAAGACTTCGGTATGGAAGAAGTTGACGACCTTGATGCACTCGGTATTGAAGATGCAACTCCAGATGAGGAGCTTGCTGACGATGAAGGTGATGACATTGAAGGTGAAGTAACAATTACACTTGATAAAGAACTCGCAAAAGCTCTCCACGATGTCCTTATGGCAGCTATGGGTGAGGATGACGATGACGATGCTGATGCTGATGATACGGAAGCTGATGATGCAGAACCTGAAGACTATGAGAGGGGTATGGAAGCGGAAGAAGATAACGAAGGAGAGCCAACAGCTTTTAACACACATTACAATGATGGTAAGAGTAATAAAGTTGGTAACACTGGAGAAGGTTTCGGACAACCTAAAGTTCAGCCAATGAACAAGGTACATCACAAGCCTGCTGCTGGTCCTTCTGACAAAGGTGGTGAGCCTAAGTCCCATTCTGGAAGCTATAATGATGGCAAGAGTAATAAAGTTGGTAATCAAGGGGATGGCTTCGGTCAGCCTAAAGTTGAGCCAATGAACAAAGCTGTTAAGGCATAATTAACTTAAACATATAACTTAAGAGACTCGTGCAAAGCACGAGTCTTTTTTTGTATATCGATATAACTAGCATAAATATATACATGCAGACATTCAAGGAATACTACCAGGGTAATCATATGATGCATGCTAATGCTACATCTGTATGCAAAGGTGGTAAAAGTATTATGCGCTCTGGTCGTAAACATGAGAACTTAACTAGAAAAGAGTATAAGCATAAATGTCCTCATGTTAAAAACCTTATAAATGGCGGGGCTGGGTCAATTAATTTGTTAGGGCAGCCACTTATGAATTCTCTTCAAATGTATGGTATGGAGTTTGAACCAGGTACTGTAAAAGGTATAGGCAACTCTGATGTAGAAATCGAAATGTTTGAAAACGAAGAAGGAGAGCCTCAAGCTACCCTTCGTAGAAAAAATAAATAATGGCTTGTAACACAAACAGATTGAATTGTACCCCGGAAGAGGTTATGATGGCTGCAAGTATGCCTTGCGGTGAATTTGTGAATGCAAATAATTTACAAGCTGAACAGCTAGTGTATGACTTAGCTTATCGTGATCTAATTAATAATCATGGTATCAATATAGATTACTATATTAAGCCGTTTAGTTTATCAGCTGCAAATATGTTGTATGGTGAAGAACCTACATCAGTTTTTGAAGCTGCATTAGGCATGCAAATGTTTGTCGAGCTATCACAAGATGCATTAGCTCTTACTCAGTTTGGATTTGACCCTGGTGATGAATTCACAGGCTATATTCACATAGAAACTTTCCGTAGTGTAATGAGTGCTAGCGACTCATATAATAATTTACAAGAGGTTGAGCCTAAGTCAGGTGATCTAGTTGAAATAACAGGGTTAGGTTGTGACAGGCCAGGAGGTCGTTCAGCAAACATTTACGAGATTACAGAGCGAAGAGATGAAGATGTTTCAGCGATTAACCCGATTTTAGGTCACTATGTATACCGTATTAGAGCAAAGCGATTCGATTATTCGTTCGAACCGAATGCACCACAAGAGTCTAAAAACGAGCAAGTATATGATGACTCACAATTCGGTACTCTCAGTACAAATATTAGCGCAGACAGTGTATCAGATGCTAAGACATATGATTGGGACATTGATGAAGATTCTCAGCAGAATGTCTATGATATGGATGTAAATGACAATAGCATTTACGGAGATTATTATTAACAAAAAAAAGCCGGCAAGTCCATATGGACTCACCGGCTTGTTTGGTTTGTGTTATTCTTCGACTGTTTCTTCTAATTCTTCTTCAGCCTCAGACCATTGATCCTTAGCTTGCTCTTGAAGCTTATTAAAAACAACAGTAGCAGCTTCAGCAACCTGAAGGCCTTGCGATTTTACTGCTATATCAATAAGCCTAAAAAGGGCACCAGTTTCATTTTCAGTCAATGTTAATTTAATTTCATTCATGGGTTTATATAATTAGTTATTTATTTGTTTGTTTTCTTGCGATTTTTTTTGGTTGCTGCTGGTTTAGCCGCATTAAGAGGGGGGTTTACAAATTGTTGTAATTTAGATTGTGGTGCAGACGTGGTAGGTTTATCTGCTGTTTGAATAGGTTGTAGGAGTGATTTAACAATACTATCAACATCAAACATCTGATTCACATCGTCATATGGACACTCATGACCAGCTCCAGTAAAATTATAATCATACAAATACGAATCAATAGTACCTTCTGGAAATTGCACCGGTGCTTTAATATTCGTATGTAAATCATAACCAAACAGTTCTGGTTGCGTGCCTACCCATACAACCGTTGCCGATTTGTTCATAGCAGCGGCAGCATGTTGGAATGATGAATCGACAAATAAGCAACGATCCGCAATACGAATCATATTAAAAAGCGTTTTCTTTGGCACAACCTTCTCATATCTAATAACATTATTAAGCTTAGGATGAAAATCATAGCAAACATGAATAATTTGATACTGCCCTTGTAGCTTATCGATAATGTGTTGAGCCACCTCCGGATGAATATCCCGGGTCCAAGAGTAGTTATCTGCCTGATGATCTTTACCTGGGCCTCCAAACGGCTGGAAGAGTAGTATGGGCTTTGTCTTTTGAATCTTAGCTAACTCCGGATCAACATAATTAGCTTCACGCATATTCATAGGTAGGTTTGGAGCTTCGCCCTTATAATCGATACCAATCATCTTACACCAAGTAAGAATGAGATGTTTCTGCTTTTTAATATGGCTTGTTTCTTTATAAGGCTCCTGTGAGAATACAACCGTATCTTTAGCGTATATATAATCTTCGTAAAAATACGGTACATTACCTAGTCTATATACACGCTCTATATCTTTATTACCTAGATAGATTTCCGGCCAAGCACACACAACAATAACTTTAGTTGTTGGGTGATTATTTTTATATGCCCTTACTACCGCGGTAGAGCATATATGCTTACCGATGCCACCTTCAATATTAAAGACTGCAAATTCTGGACTTTGGTCGCTCATTACATAATAATTTATATTATACTAAGCGAAAGTCAACTACATTTAGGTAGAGATTTTTAAAGTACCGCTAGAATTCCATACAACACCGGCCACTCCAGGGTCAGATGTTGGTAGAGTCTTAAGGAATAAGCTCTGCGCGTGGAGCATTTCTGCACTTACAGATGCGACAGCAGAACCTCCTGCTATAGCAGCTCTGCAATGACGAAGGTTATTAGCATTACCACCTACTACAGCACCTTCGGCACCGGTACTAGTAATAACATTATCATCACCTCCACCAATAAATGAAAAGTTAGCACAGGTATCATTATTGTTACCTCCTGCTACAGCTGAGCCACCTCCTACAGCATCGTTATAATATCCGCCTAATATCCCTGAATAAGCTCCACAAGCATTTGTATTAAATCCTGATTTGATTCTGTTAAATGTCTGTGTACCAACAAAAGTATTATCTTGATCTATTTGAGCGAAGTCAGCAGATGTTGTTTGGTAAGAAGAATAAACACCGTCCCAAGTAGCACTCGAAGATTGCACTGTAGTATAAGCTCCTGAAGTAGAAGCGTATATAGTTTTAGCAACAAATGAGTTACTTAAGACAGCACCAATATTAGCTACTGTTGCTACTTTTGTACTGGAGCTTTGAACTAATGCAAACTGTTCTGTTCCAGCTAATGGTGTAGTTGCTGCTGGGAGATCACTAATTTTAATACCGGCCATATCATTATTTATGTCAAAGGTAGTTGATTAATACGAACTTCATTATAATATATTTGTAGTAATGAAAGCCCCTATCACATTTAGAGAAGAAGACCATACTTATACTCATAATGAGACGGGTGAGAGGTTTACATCTGTTACAACTTTACTCGGTAAGTATAAAAAGCCTTTTGATTCTGAGGGTGCAGCAACTAGAGTAGCTAAACGAGAGGGTGTTACGAAAGAGATGATCCTTGAAATGTGGGAGAAAGAGAAGAACAGAGCTTGTGATAGAGGTACAGAAATCCATAAATTACTAGAGGATTACATTACAGTTGGGGAGGAAGCAGATAATTGGGGCTGGTTGTATAAGAGTTATGATAAATCGCGTGAGTGGAATATAGATAAATTTGATAGAGTGTTATGTGAGCAGTTAGTATGGAGTGAAGATTTTAAAGTATCTGGTCTTGCTGATCTAATCTATGAACATAAAGATGGTACGTTTACAGTTGGAGATTTTAAGACGAATAAGCGGTATAGATTCGGATCAGATTTTGGAGAGTGGATGCTCGAACCCTTAGATCATTTATCAGTGTGTGAACATTCTACCTATACTATGCAACTGTCATTATATGCTTACTTATACGAGCAGATGACTGGTAAGAAATGTCGCAAGCTTGTTATATATTATTTAAATAAAGATAAATTTGTAGCATATCATGGTAACTATATGAAAGCAGAAGTAAAAGAATTACTAAAACACTTTTTTACAATGGTTAATTAAAAGTTATTAAATAAATAGCTTTTATACAACATGAAAAAAACAACAATCATTTTTAAATTAGAAAAATGTGTCGACAAATCCTTAGAAGCATTGTATGATGCACGTGACTTATTAGAGGAAGTAGAGGATATAGAACTAGATCAATTAATGAATGAAATTGTTGAAGATCTGGAATGTGATATTGCAGATAAAGTAGATGATCTACGAGAACGAATAGATAAAATATTTGAATAATGAGAAAAAAAGTACTTATACTAGGAAGAGGTTATGTTGGTAGTTATGTATTAGCAAACATGGCAAAAAATCCTGCAATTGATATTGATGTCTTTTCTAAGGCAGAATACGATTACACAGATGAATATTATCTACGTGATTTAATTAAAGAGCATCGTTACGATTATCTTATTAATGCTCAAGGTTTCACAGGTAGACCAAACGTGGACCAGGCAGAAGCTATGAAAGAAGATTGCTGGAAGTATAATGTACAAGTACCTTTAATGTTTAGTAGGGTATGTAAAGATTTGAACGTTCAACCTATACATATTACTTCAGGATGTATCTTTACTGGTTATGATAAGGCGTGGAGTGAAGCAGATGAGCCAAACTTTGGAGTGTTTAACTCTGAGGCATCTTTTTACTCTACTAGTAAGCATGCGTTCGAATCAGTAAATGACTTTGGGATTACTATTCGTATACGTATGCCGTTCTGTAATATTCTTCATGATAGGTCATATCTAACTAAAATTCATAAGTATAATAATCTTATTCAAGCAGTTAATTCTAAGACATACATTCCAGAATTAGTAGACTTTATTGAAACTCTTGTTGAAGATGGACGTACAGGTACCGATACAATTCACTTCTGTAACCCAGACCCCCTCTCAACATCAGATGTTGTTGATATTATGAGAGGGTTTGAATTAGAAAATCTAGACTGGTCATGGGTAGATATTGAAGAGCTTAATCTCGCAGCAGGTCGTTCAAACTGCACACTCGATACAACGAAAGTTAAAGAAGAATATGGATATACTTTATCAACTGAGAGAGAGGCTCTACAAAAGAGCTTAGCTGCTATCACAGCTGCTTGATTAAATAAGTATGTAGATGAGCTTTAATATTTTTGAGAATACTAATCTTGATTTCGATGTTTCGTTAATCAAGATGTCACGTACTCGAGATGCAAATAAAACTCTTAAAGATGTAGTTGAAAGTACAACACCAATTGATCCCGCGGCAGTACTTAGTTTGGATTTACGTGAATCATCTCTGGCAATGGGATTTGTCGGTAGTATCACTATAAATAATAAATTTAAAATATTAGATAATTTAGATATTACTACTAATAGTCCTCACGAGGTTTACATCGCAATTAAAATAACAGATCTTGATTTGCAACAGATTGCTGATATACCAGCAGAAGATAAGTGTATTACATTGATCGGATTTATCAATAATACATCATCAGGAGCAATTAGTATTATCGATACTGTAGTTATATTTGAATTTGAAGAAGCTTTTATAGCTGCTTTAAAACAAACACAAACATTACAAGCTTTTTATGGTGAAACTAATATTAATGTTATATCTCTTGCAAATAAATTTAATCGAAAACTATTTAAATTAGGAAACAAAGATGAAGATATAGTTACAGCTGATTCTGTTACCCCTAATGTTCAGCATGATATTAAAACAGCTTTTAATAACTTTGATGGTAATGATCCTAGCGTGTATGATGCAATGCAAGAAATGGTGAAAGAATCAACTGCAGGTGGAGGTAGTATATATGGCCCGGGCCGAGTCTCTTTTTTTAGGTTTGTTAACAGGCTTTCTGATTTTGAAGATGACAACAGCGAGGTTGTTAGACAATTGCAGTATGGGCCATTTCTATCAGATAGACATTTACAATTCGTTAGATCGGTTCTAGAATATAATTTTGATGGGGATTATAGTGATGTATATACCGAAAAATTTACATTAGGTCCTTTAGCTGAAGCCACAGGTGATCCTAATACTAATTTATACAATAACATTGAATCATATAATATTAGCCGAGCTAATACCGGCGAACTAAAGCAGACAATATGGGGTGATTATCGCTTAGATCAAACTCATATAACCCCGGACCTCGCTTTATTTACCCCAGCTACGCACCCATTTTCAAGAATACAAAATGATTTTATTCAGATTAATTTACCAGATTTACCGGTAGGGTTAAATTTACCTGTTTTTGAAGATGGTACGTTGAAAGATTTTCATATAAACCTTAATACTACTTCCAGCGATATTTTTGTAGTTAACTCTCGAATTCAAAATGAGAACAAAATTGCCAACTTAGTACATAAAAGCTTTTTGACTATTGTAGAAACAATTACATTTAAAGTTAAGGGTAATGTAATTAGACGTCCTAATACGTTTATTTGGATTGAAAACGGTAAAGAAGAAGAACCTTATAAAAAGCTGTGGTATATAAATAGTGTTGAGCATGTTTTTGCAAGTGGAAAATATACTACAAACATAGTAGCAACTAAAATATTTGGAGATGTTACACTAGATGATTTTGGATTTAGTCTTGGTCAGTTACCATTAGGAGCGACAGACGAGTCGTCCGACTTCCGTACTAGCGTGTAGGTTTAATAGTTGATTATTTTATATACCTACATTAATATAAACGTATGCGATACGACCCTTTAGTTGACTCTCATAAGAGTGATGTATATAAGAAGCTTAAGTCTGTTAAGCCTCATAAGGATGTAGTTGCATTTACAGCAGGTAACTTTGATATTATTCACCCTGGTTATACAGCTACGTTTGAAGAAGCTAAGAGACATTGTGATAAGTTCATTGTCTTCTTGCATGGTGATCCTTCTGCTACTCGTAATACTAAGTATAAGCCTGTAGTACCTTATTATGACCGTTACAAGATGCTTATGTCTATTAAGCATATTGATGAAGTCTATATGTACCAGACAGAGCCCGAACTCCTATTCCTTATGAAGACCTTTGATCTTGATGTACGTATCTTAGGAGAAGATTATCTGGGTCAGTACTTCACTGGTGGTGATCTTGGTCATGAGATTATTTATACTACACGTTCGCATGAGTGGAGTACAACTAAGTTTAAGAATCGCATTACAGCAATGACTATGATTCAGAATGAGAAGCTACGTGATAGAGTGCTAGCTTTACTCAATGATGAAGATGCATCGGAAGATATACTCAATGGAGACTTTACACAATTAGAAAGATAATGAAAGATAGGAGAAATTATGTAGTAACTGGCGCTGCTGGATTTATTGGTTCACATGTTGTAGATGAACTACTTAAACGTGATGATGTGTTAAAGATCTTTGTAATTGATAAGCTCGGTATGGGGTCAAACATGGAAAATGTTCCTGATGATAAACGTGTTAAGTTTATTTTTGAAGATATTGCTAGTGATAGAGCATATGAGAACTTACCACGTATTGATTATATTCTACATCTAGCTGCTGAGTCACATGTCGATCGTTCCATTACAGATCCTATTGCATGCGTTACTAGTAACGTTATGGGAACAGTAAAGATTCTCGAGCTAGCCCGAGTTGACAACGCAAAACTAGTTCATATCTCAACTGATGAGGTATATGGTCACCTTCAGAAAGATGAGCCTGCTTTTACAGAAGATACAAAGCTTGCACCTCGTAGCCCCTACTCTGCTACTAAAGCAGGGTCTGATCTATTAGTACAGTCATACATTACAACCTTTGGTATTAACGCATCTATTACCCGGTGCTGTAATAACTATGGGCCAAGGCAAGCATGTGAGAAGCTCATACCTACCGTGATTGGTAAGCTACTTAAAGATGAGCCTATCCCAATCTATGGGAATGGTCAGAACATTCGCGAGTGGATTCATGTAACTGATCATGCTAAAGCAATCATTGAAGTACTTCATACCGGTCATACTGATACTGTTTATAATATTCCAGGTAGTATTCATCTCACAAATCTTGAGATGGTGGATAAGATTATTGAGAAAGTATTAGAGCATAGACCTGAAATCAATCCTTCTATAGAGTTTGTAGAAGATAGAGCAGGACATGACTTTAAATACTCTGTATCAACAAAACATAATCTTAAATCTGTAAGAGATCAGCGAGTTTTCGATTTAACTGATACAGTAGAGTATTATTTGAAAAAATAAGTTGATTAAAAACTAACAGTAGATAAAATATAGGTATGGGTAAGAAGACTTTTCCACGTAAGCCTTTTAGATTCGGTAAATTTATTATCGAATATAAAGAGGGTCCAAAGAGCCCTGTTCATTTTTTGAAAGAAGAAATAAACACGCAAGCAGAAGCAGAAAGTGCAGCTAACCGTTTAAAAAAGCAGGGCTATAATAAGGTTTTAATTAAGCAAGTAGGTTAATGATAGATGGTAGGCATCTAAAAGATATTACTTGCATACATGGCAAGCACTTTACCAATACAAGTCTACCAGAAGAGGGCACAATTGTTAATATATACTATAAATATAATCATAAATATAATCAATTAGAAATAAAAGACTATTCGATACAGTTAGTTGTTGATGGTAAGGTAGGTTGTAATGTCGCTAATAAAGATAATATTATCTCGGATGACGTTTATGAATTTCTCTTCAAAACTACTTATATGGAATTACTTAAACAAGTTTTAACACAAATAAAATAATAATGGAAGCAAATATTAATAACTTTTTATTTAAATTAGATAAGAGTAATAATACTATTGAAATATACTTTGGTTCTGAAGCTGAGAGAGCTCATGGCTTTATCAGAGTTAAACCTGACATAACAGAAAAAGAATTTCATATCGAAATCTCTGATTGGTTTATTAACAATGCAAATGGTTAATTGCATTTTAATTTTTAGTATATAAAATATATTTATGAAAAAACTAATCTTGACTATTATTACTTTAGCAGCGGTGTTTATTGCTGTACCTTTCATATTTAAAAAAGAGCCTGTTTTTACCGGTAGGGAGTATGATGGAGAATCTCTAACTGCTAATTTATTCAAAACACCTGTTACATTTACTGACACAGACGGTAATTTAGTTGATGGTTATGCAGTAAGATATTATCCAGGTACAGAGCAACTATACTCTAAAGCTAGTTTTAAAGATGGAGTTATGCATGGACCGTTTCTTTCTTTCTGGGATAACGGTCAAATCCAAATGACAATGGTTTGGGATAACGGTACCCGTTATAAGAAAATGCGTTCATGGGATCGAGATGGTAAGCGATTGAAAGGTTCTGGAGATGAGCAAATTGCCCAAATTAGAAGTCTAGATAAGCAACTAGGAGCTCAAATGGATGAATTGGAAAATATTAAATTAGAGTTTGCTCAGTAAGGAACTCTGATATAATTAAGGTATAATGAAGATTGTATATTGTACCTGCGGCTCTCTGGTTAGACCTGCTCGAGTAGAGGCCGGCTTTAGTAATTGTATTAGATGCGCTAATGAGAACCCGGTGGAGCCTCCGAAAGGTCGTATGGTTTATACTGGTAAAGTCGGGGCGGAGATTGAAATTATGTCTGCTGAAACCTGGCGAGAAAATAAAGGTTACTTTATACCTAAGGGAGGGCGTAGCTGTGTTAAGAACTTTAGTAAGAATGTTTGCGCATAAGGAACTATATTATAATTAGGTATGGCAGCACAGAAAAAAGTTCAGGCCCGGCGTATGGCTCAAGGTCATTACATAAAAGATGCGTTCTTCTTTATGCAAGATTTGCAAGAGGCTCTAATGGAGTATGAGGTACAAGAATTTACCCAGACTGATGCTCGATATGCTCAGCGTCTTATAGAAGAGCTTGATGAGATGAGACCATTGATTCAGAAGCTGGCTAATAACTTAGAAGCCAACTCACCTGCAGATATTATAACTAACTGGAAAGATCTTTAGGAACTCCGATATAATAATATTATGAACCCAACAAGAGAAGATCTAATTGAGCTCGGCTACCTTGAACCTGGTGATACTCACTGTAAGGTTCCTAAACGTATACGTAAGATTTTTCTTACTGAAAGTGATTTAGAGTATGCTCAACGGCATGGACTTACTCGTCAAGAGATGAAGGATTTTAAAGAGGAAATGATGATTGAAGATGAGATTATTAGTGATCATCGTATCCTAGCTGCTCAAGAAAAGAAAGATAATTTTAACTCACCACAAGCTCACTATTTTGCATGGTAATTAAATCCTTTAACTTTAAAACTAAAGAACGTGTAGGTGATTGTGCACCTACATATTCAAGGAGTTGGGAGCTTGATCTAACCGATGGAGTATATACCCTATCAGTAGATGGGTATGATCCTGAGATATTAGCAGAGAATGATCGTGAGTTATATTACTTTATCTCTAAAGGTAAAAGGAAACATATCAAGGTTCTTGAGAGCAGAGGCTTTAAGCAATGGATCTATGCTCAATGGCAAAGCGGTGATGTATGGGGCTATGCTCCTTATCTATGCAAGTTCAAGAGAGATATTTTAGTGTTCGGTAATGCGCAATGGTCTGAAATGGATGCATTTGGTGACTAAAAACAATAACAATATGAGTACAAAGTGGCACGGAGGTAAAGGCGATAAGTCAAGAACCAATAACTATAATAAGTATGCAGATAATTATAACAATATCTTTGGTACTAGAGCAAGAGCTACAGATGATATATGGGGAGAGCCAGGTCAAGTAGATATTATTGAAGGTGATACAATTTCATATAAGAAGACTAAAGATAACTTTGTTAACGTAGTTGTAGTTGTAGAAGCCCCTGGCAAATACGGCGAAGCAGGTGGTAATGCAGGTCATCCTTTTAATGTAACTCAAAATATATTTGAAGAAAAATATAAACCTTATTTAAAAATTCTTTAATGAAATATTAATATGGAAATGATAGCTATAGGATTTATTCTTGCAATTATATTAGTTGCAGCACTACCATATATTTTATGGAAGATTATATCTATACTTCCTAATTTATTATGGACATGTTCTAAAGTAGCAACGTTTATAATTGTATTTGGAGCTATTGTTTTTTGTATTACTAAACTAAACTAATAAAATGGACGAAAATAAAACAACAAACGTATCGCTAGGTCGTGATTATTTCTTAAGCGCGTTACCAGATGATACAGATAGAGTACGTGTTGAAGGTACTGATGTAAGCGTAGATAAAACTACACTCAAAGAGCTTGAAGCTCTCGGATTAATTAACCAACCTAAATAGAATGTATAAACATATTAAAGATATGCTCCAAAGTGGGCAAGTAATTCACATTGAGTTCACTAAAAAGAATGGTGAAACTCGTAAGATGAACTGTACAACTAATCTAGATCTAATCCCAGAAGATGCACACCCATCAGGCGATCGAATGAGCTACGTAAATGAAGATGTAGTTAGAGCGTATGATATTGATGTAAAAGGATGGCGCGCTTTTAGAGTAGATTCTGTAAACGTTCTCGAGTCAAAGGAACTCTGATATAATTAGGTATGCAAAAGAAAGAAGAAATTCCAGAAGACGTTATCAACTACTGTATTGATAATAAAGTAAGTATTGTAGAAGGTCTCCAGGCAATCGCTGAGAGTAAGATTCAAAGATTGGAAGAAAATATCGCTACTCTTAAAAAGGATGCGCTAGATGATATTTTCTCTGTTAAGAAAGATATCTCTTCAGTAGAGAAGCTTAGTAAGGAGGACATGGATGATGTTGAGTCCTTCCTCGATTTTCTAGATAAAAACGTTACAGACTAATGATCAATCTAATCAAGAAACTATTTAAAAAAAGAACTGAGCCTAAGTTTGCGAAATGTCTTAATAACCAAACATGGCTTGAACGACAAGTTGATGATGCTCTTTATAAAAGAGATACATTAAATCAACTTGCTGGTAATAATTTACCAAATAAAGGGAAAGAAGCTGGCTTTATTTTAAAGCCATCCGATAATTGGTACGATAAATATTATGACAATGAATAAAAAAATGACGGCAATTGTAATTGCTGCACTGACGCTCACTGCTAACGCAAGTGACCATCATGATGAGAAAAAAGGACCTAAAGGAAAACCTGCGAAGGTTGGCGGTAAGCGGAAGCTTCCTCCTGGACTGGCCAAGTTCGATAAGAACAAAGATGGAAAGCTATGCGAAGTTGAGCGTAAGGCAGCCGCAGCTGCTAGAAAGAAAATGCTTATCAAGAAATTTGATAAAGATGGTGATGGTAAGCTGAATTCGGAAGAGCGTAAGGCAGCGATTGCAGCTACTGAAGCTATGAAAAAGCGTAAAGGTAAGGGCAAGCTTCCTAAAAGAGCAAAAGGTAAAGTTAAACCTGAGCAAAAGAAAACCAAATAATGAACAATGACCTGAGTATGTCCGAAAACTACTCTTTTTTTAATAAAGTGAAAGGGTTCATTCAGGTCCACATAATAGCAAAAGACAGAGGTTTTAAATATGAAAAGGTAGCTAACACTCCTGATTTTAATGATGAAGGTGCCGCTCTAACATATTGGGAAGCTAATAAAGACTCCATTAATGATGCTAATTTTTATGATGACCATCTCGTTATTATTAGAAAAGAAATCCATAATGTATGCACGACAAAGTTAAATTAGATAAACAAGATAGGGTCGTATATACTAAAACTGTTGAAGAGGGATTTATTTGCGAGCACTGGTATGAATATACCGACACAGGCGAACAAATTCTTGTAAAATTGTTTGAAGAATCAATCCCTACTGATTACACTGAGCATATTTAAAATAAATATTTGAGAATGAGCTCTTCTTCTGTAAGAATTTTTTCACCTTCATCTTCTTGTACTGAATCAAAACCTTCCTCATATTCTTCATAGTAAGAGTAAATATCATCTGCATCTGCTTCATAGCTAAATGAAGATGATCCCTTAGACGTCTGCACAACTTCGTATTTATCTTTGATACCTGCAACTATTAATTGTTTAAGCAATTTAGGACCAGTCTCTTTTTCAGACCGGGTCATAAAGTCTTTAACTTGGTTACTGGTAAATTTACCTTTCAGGGTTAAAATAGGATCATCGTAAAGACCCCAAACATGAATAGCTAAATATTGTCTGGTAATATCTGCGCAATCTCGTATAACATAATATGCAGATTTCTTTTTTACCTCTATGCCAGTATCAGGCTTTTTGTGAGCTCTATCAGCAGGACCGTAAAGTTTGGCTATTTGTTCCTTACTATTGTCTAAGATTACTTCCTCGAACATACATATATTTAGTCTCTCTGCTAAAATTGGTAGATATCTAAAAGGAACTTCGATATAATTAGGTTGATGATATTATTAGAACCGTCTCCTGGCATCAAAAAGCATACGAAGATTGACTTTAATCTTCTCAGTCAGCTGCTTACTACATTACTTGAATCAAACCATAAACGAGATATCAATATTGTAGCGAAAGTTCATAAGAGTAAAATTGCAGGTACTTCGCTATGTACTCATGTAGATGGTTGTAGATTTCTGATTAACTTAGACGTCTCAAATATTAAGAGACGTTACATATTCGGTTCTATTTTGCATGAGCTTCGTCATTGCGTACAGAAGAATCTATTTGGTTATTGGCCTGATACTCACGCTATGAAGACCTGGAAAGATTACTGGTATTCTAAAGAAGAGATCGATGCTCGTAAGATGGAGAAACTTACGACTCAGATGATTAAAGCATACGACTCGATGATTAACATGAGTATACAGTTTAAGAAGTATAATCTAAACAAGATTGGATAAGGAACTTCAGTATAATAAGAGTATGAAACAAGAAGATAGACAGTTTTTCGAAAATGTAGTTTTTGGGTGTGTAATTATCCTCATATTAGTTCTTGTAACTATATCAATTTTACCAAAATAAACAAATGCCCGAACCAGCAGAATCAAAAAGTAATAAGCACTTCCGTATCTCGTTAGTTAAATCATTCTTACGAATAGGTGGATGTGTTGCAGCATTAACTCCATTAAGAACTAACGAATCAATCATAGCTCTAGCTGTATCATTCCTCGCAGCTGAGATCTTAGGAATTTTTGAGGAACTCTAATATAATAACAATATGAAGTACGACATTGTATTCAAGACAAAAGAAGCATTTACAGCAGCTAAAACCCTACTCACTCATCATTATGCTTGTCGATTTAACGACCTTGATGATTATAGAATTGAATTCTATCTAGAGGGTAGACGTGAGACAGCTAAAAAAATGCTACAAGATGTAAATGCTGTTGAAGAAGGTAACATGGAGTTTGTAAATGCTTAAGGAACCCTAGTATAATAATAGTATGAACAATACCATTAAACATCTAGACAACGGGGACTTCGAAGTGATAAAAAACACTCCATCTGCTGAAACTCTTGAATCAGGGAAGCCTAGATTCAATAAAGATGATAAGGCGGCAAAGAAGTTATTTACAGATGTTCAGCTAGCCTACGAAACTCTTATCTTAGCTAAGGTGGAAGCTGATCCTGCATTTGGATTATCTACTCCTCAAGCAATTCAGAAAGCTGATGCCGCTTATGAAGAGTATGATGAGTTAGTTGATATTGTAGTTAAGGCTACAGGCGGAAATGCTCCAGCCTTTTTTACTGACCCACAAACAGTTGATCTATTTGAGATGGCAGGTACTGATTGTCGAGGCATGACATATAATGAGATGGCTGAACTTGAAGGCTCTATTGCTTTTGGAAATTAAATTATTATGAAACTAAATATACTACTACCGTTAATAATTATCACTATTGTGTTGATCTTAACCGGATGCACGTGAAGTACATGCTAGATTCCCAGTTGGGATAAGGAACTCCGATATAATTAAAGTATGAAAAGAGACAAGTACTTAGTAATCGTAAGTTTTAAGGGACGAGTTGAGCGTATTGTTGTAGAAGCTACTTCAAGACCAGATGCTGAAAATGTTGTTTATGAGAAGAAAAAGCATTTGTTTGACCATGATGTTATTCACGGTACAAATACTATTAACATTATGTCTTCACGTAGAATGTCTTAATCGCTTGATACTTTAAGGAACTTAACTATAATATAATTATGAACATTGAAAAACTAAAAGAAACGTTAATTGTGTTATGGATTATATCAGTATCTCTTTACATAGGATTAGATTTACTTCAAAAATTTAACTAGAATTAACAACGGGGGTGACGTTGGTTTCGACGTAATAAAAATTACGGATGAGGGTTCAAATCCCTCCACCTCCATTAATAAATACTCATATGGCATTTGAACATTTACATTTAGATGATTTAGGTAGAATCATTTATAAATTCGCTAGATCGGTTGGATATACCGAAGAATGGTGGTTTTCATACGATAGCCGGAGCAACAAGACAATCGATAAGTATATTAAAGAGAGAAAGCCATTTTAAGTGAAAAAAATATTAAAAGCTTTTAAAAATAAAAAGAATCGTAAAATAAATTACGATCAAGAGCTGGACAATTTTAGGCAAATGGTCATCGATTTACACCTTAAAATAACAAGATTAGAAAAAGAAAATCGTCGTTTGAAACGAGTTATCAAAAATCTCTCTGAAACATAAGGAACTTCATTATAATAAACATATGAACAAAGACATTTACAGAGTTCAAAAAAGCCCTAGTTATTCACTGTATACGAAAAATGGTTCTAATCATAGAATGCATGGTCCTGCGTTAACTATCGGTAAAAATGAGTATTTTTATATTAACGGCAAGAGGTTAACTCTCTCAGGCCATGAGGACTATGTTAGGTCTTATCTTATTCATGAAGAAGGTTATAGGTTAGAGAAAAAATTCTTTGAAAAGGCATTAGAGTCTTCGGATGGTATTTTTATTCATGATTTAGAATTAGCTGAAAATGCCAGTTGAAGACCCGCATTGGTATATAGAGATCATGCATTTGCATGAAGATCTAATTACAGAGAGTAAACACTTAGAAGGTCCTTTTATAAATCAAGATGATGCAGAATATCGTAAAGAACAAATTCTTACTAAACACAATAATATACGTGATCAGTTAACAATTAATCTCATAATGTTGTAAGTACTATGCAAAAATATAAAAAGACGAGCAAAGTTAGTTGGGTAAATAAATCAGAGCGGGTTGCAGAGATAGCCAAACTAGCAGAGTTAATTAAAGAAGGGGAAGAAGAACATCTAGAGCATTACAATGACTTGGTACTTAGTTATGCTAAAGATACTAACATGCAAGCTTCGGCCTCTGAGACTGATCCTATTGCTTGGGATTTATTTTGTGAGTTGGCCGGTGGCGATCCTGGTAAGATTGTTTATGCTGGAGGTAGGAGAGGGTTAAACTATCTAGAAATGGTTAAATTTAATCGAGGCTACTGGCGGTAACTAATTTAAACTAATTAAAATGGATCCTATTCCTACTATTACTCTAGCCGTTGTAATTATTGAGCTTGTTATATTGGTATTCCTCTTTAGATCTAATAAATAGTTCTATGAAGACCTTACTTATATTGCTTGCTTGTTGTCTTATTAGCTGCGAAGGAGGTTATAGCTCGTATACGTACCAATCAGTACCGACTACTACTGTACGTACTTACAGAACCTATACACCAGCATATTATTATGCTCCTAGGAGAGTATATTACCCACCACCTGTTGTCAGATATCAATACAGAACACCTAGATTACATAGTGTTGAAACAAGAAATTATAAGAAAAAGTGTCCATAAAAAAGGAATACTCAGTTGCAGGTGAAAACAATGATGTAATTATTACATTCGTGGACAAAAATGATGCTATTGATTATGCTTTTGAATATTTTACATCTATTCACGATAATCGCAGTTTGAACCAGGTAAACGTTAAAGATATGGATGATAATATAATTTTTACCAGTTTCCGCATGCCGTCTACTTATTACATTTCTGGTCCGATGACATAAGGAACTCCGATATAATAAGAGTATGAAAGAGAGAGTTGAGAGTTTAATTGAGTCAGGAGAGCATGTGTTCTTAGATATCTGCCCTAGGCGTGATGGTAAGATGTGGTCTGAAGAAGGAGTCATCAAGAGGCTCGATGCTAATGGTTGGTTTCAGATTGAGTTTATGGGCTCTACTAACGGGTGGCACGTTAATCAAATCGTAAATATTAAGACAGATTAAAAGTTTTCACCTAATGATGGTGCGTCAAGTGAGTATAAACACGGTTAAGCGAATAGAATAAGACGTTAAATAATGAACTATCGTGGGAGTAAGGGTGCCCTCAGAGAAAGACCCTAATCTTTAAGGAACTATAGTATAATATAGAAACAAAATATGGCCCGGTCATCTAACTGGGAAGAACCACCCGGTAGCAATGCTAGCAAGGCTACAACAAGGCGACGGCTGAGTATGGGAGGTAATGCAGGTTCAATACCTGCTCGGGCCTGCTCCTAGCAATTAACGAGGCGTCAAAATCTTCACGCCTACAACCCTTAGGGGAGAGGCTAGGTGGGAGTAAAGAACTACGGTATAATAAGGTATGAAAGAGAGTAAGTATGTTGTTGTGGCTTATACGAAGACAAAGACTAATGTACTGAAAGCTCTCAACCTCTGCATTCATGAGGTAAAGGATGAAGTACAGAACGTATGGGTAGAGAAGGTAGTACCAGTCAATAGAGAGCGTAAGAATGAGATGGTTAATGGATGGACACCTGGAACAGAAGAGTTTGATAGTGCATGGCGAGATACAGACCCAAGCGATAGGCCGATAAAATGCATTGTACATACAGTAAAAGGAACTCGAATATAATAGTAGTATGAACGATACCGTTGGAAAGAACTATATTGCTGTTAAAGGAAGAGATACTCTTAGAAAGATTGTTGTTGTATCGCCTCGTGTAGTGCTTACTGAATGTGAGTATAAAGAGTTAGGATGGCGATATGAGCTCTGGCCAA